TTCTTTAAGACCTTCAAGTGCTACTATTTTACGTCCATAAGTTGTTTTTGCCTGCAGTGTAGTATTTAATCCTTTCCATGCAGACTCAAATTCATCAATACCTTTTGGTAATTCTGTTTTCAGCCAAGATAAAGACATAATAAAAATTTCCTCAATACCGGGCCACGCTTCCATAATGGCATCTCGCATCCCAAACCAGTTATTCCGCCACGCCACGGCTAACGCAGCAATGGCCGCAACGATAATCCAAGCCCAAACATTAAGACTAGCGAAGAAACCAATCAACACTGGACCACCCTTAGTTACAACACCTATCAACCTACCTGATAACAATATCGGCAACTTAAGTAGACCAAAGAATACTGATACCAGTGAACCAACTGAGCTGGCTAATACACCTAAAAGAATCAATGCCGGACCAGCTACCGCGGCAATACCTGCCAGCATGAGGACACCCTGCTTAGTTGACGAGGATAAACCAACAAATTTTTGCGTTAGTGGGATTACAGCCAAAGCAAGCGCTTTAATCATTGGCATTAATTCGTTACCAATAGATATACCTGCAATACTGACATTATTGCGAAAGTTTTGTAAAGTTGCGCTAAATGACTTGATCTGAGTTTGATAGGTTGCCGCGGCTGTACTAGCAGCGCCGTACAGCTTTTTGGTATCATCAATGTACATCTCCATATCGTCACTAAGTAGAGAATACATTAGTCGCAAGGAACGGATGTCTGGAAAGATCGCGGCAATAGCTTCCGGCGAAGCATTCGCGGCTTCTGCCATCCTATCAATAGTGTCAACATAGTCCAACGTATCAAACCTAGCGCTTACCAATTCCTTGCGTTGAAGTTTTAGTGTTTCTAGTTGATTCTCCAATGCTGCTATAGGTCGCTTTTGTGACCGCGCGAGATTGATATTAGTTTTGATTTGGGTGATCTGCGCGTCAATGGTCTTTAGCCGTTCGTCACGATTAATTGCGGTGATAGCCGTAGCAAACTTAGTACGTTCAGCAATAAGTTTCAACGCGCCCGCAAAGCCATATGCATCTATTGTGCTACTCGATAGATTAATACCAAGCTCGGCTGCCGCCTGCGCAGCTTTGGGCGCTGGTTTCAAAAATGCCAGCAAGACCCGATTAAGCGACGTGGTAGCCTCATCCATATTCATGCCTTTTTTAGTGGCAGTAGTCAATGTTGCAGCCCACTCCTCAATTGGAATGCTTAGCATACCAGCTGTTGAAATAAATTGACCCATCTGTTGTACTAAATCTGGCAATAGAAAGACGCCCAAATCAACAGCTTTAACCATCACATCAGTTGCATGTCCGGCGTCTTGGGCGCCTTTCCCATAAGCATTTAGATAAGCTGTTACCGCCCGTTGCACATCAATTGTCTCAGCCAAACCAGCCGTTGCCGCCATGGTAGACTTACGTAATACCTCTAAGCCACTGGCGCCCTTAAAGCCCGCTTGTTCAATCTCGAAATACGACTCTGCCAATTTTTTAGGTGTATCTAGTGTGGCATTAATATCTTGTGACCAAGAAATAAATGTTTTAGCTAATGTATTAATCTCAAAATCAGTAGCTCGCGAATAAGCCTGAATATTCTTCATCGATTTATCAAAATCAGTTGCCAGCTTACCAATCGCTACGCCTGCACCCATAATTGGTACAGTCATAGTGGCCGTCATCATTAAGCCAACCTGTGATAACGTAGCGCCTACTCGCGAGAACGCGCCGGCAATGCCCTTCAGTGGTCTAGTTGCCAAGTCCTGTGCCCGAATGACGACAATCGCTGAGCTAATTCCCGTTACCATGATTTGTCTCTCTAATTAGTTAGCGCTTAAGACGATATATGTGTTCCGCGTGTAAATTCAATACTTGCCAATCTCGCAGTAATTCGTCGGCCGGCTCCTGAGCTAACTGGCTTGGCAAGACGCCATAATGTTCACACATCTGCGCTTTCACCAGTTCCCACGGAGCCGGGCCGCCGTACACGTTTGCTATTACTGCCTTGGCGAGGCCGGGGGGAGCTTGGCTAACTCCTCAACATAACGGTTTGCCACTGCAGTAACCAAATCTAAGGTTAAGTCGCCAATAGTATCAATATTTGGCGCAGGCATTTCCTTACCGTCTTCATCTACAAAATTCCACTCACGAATAATTTGCGCGAGACCCTTGACGGTACGATCAAAATCACCTGACGCCACATCGCCAAATGCCCGAATTGGAGGATTGATCCGCGCGGTAAAATTCCAACCCGCGTATTCTTCAACCAGTTCAATCACTTGTGTCTTAACTGGCAGTTTACGTGTCATGAATAACCATCCTTTCCTTTCTAGTAAGTCGTGCGTGTCAGTGAACCGCTCCGATTGACAAACGTCGCTGAGACCTTGGCGCTATCTTCTACACCAAATGTCATCTCATAATTCGTACAGATTGCACAAGTCGTATATTTGATACTACTGCCTGCTGAACCAGACGGTCCGAACGTTACAATGGTTGATCCACCTACAATACCATAGAGCACAACGTCAACAAAATCCGCAGCGCTGTCATAGAAAGCGTCGATAGTAAATTCAACATCTTTGATACCATCCGACAAGCGCTGACGATTATTATTACCAAACGCCGTCACTTCTGGCGCCTCTGCGCTATAAGTCATTGTTACGTTATTCGTTGCACCCGAGATCGCTCGTAGTGTCTTCGAGCTATCATCAACTGCAAAAGCCGCGTTCCGTGCCACAATTTTAGCCATATTATTCCTCCTCTAAACTGAACTTCCACTAATAGAAGCTACTACTACGCCAGTCCCGCCTACATAAGCATAACGCAAACGACGATATCGGTTTGCACTAGTTAACGAACCAGATACAGCAATACCTGATGCCGTTACAGCCGCAATTACTTCAGCCGTACTGTAAGTTACATCATCTGTTGAATGCTGAATACATGCTGAAATATTAGTCGGCATTGTCAGATAATGCACTTGGTAGTATACCGTATTGTCATCAGCGGCCGTAAAGTCTACGGTACAGCCTGTCGTAGAACCCGCCGAATCCGAGATATAACCCAAACCCTTACCGCGTGTACAACCACTACCGCTAATCGTTGCCGAAATCGTTGCCGCATCTTCAATCGGAAAGTTTACCTCATATTGCGTAACAATCCCAGCCAACTGATAAGCTGGCATGGAGGCCGTATAGCCACGTGGGAAAAAAGTAGTTAATACTGATGCGGCAATCAATTCCTTGAAGGTCGCGTCAGTAGATGATGCTGAATCGTTATAGAAACCATCAATGGTAAGTTCGACATCCCTGATTCCGCCTGCTAATCGTTGCCGACTATCGTTACCATAGCTAGTCACCTCTGGCGCTTCCGCGCTCAACGTTAACACACTGTTATTATACTGACCACTCAAGTCCTTTCCAGCGCTAATAATTTTGACGTTTCGCGCTACTATTTTCGCCATCTTCACCCCCCTGCGGCTTAATAATACCCGCCGCCAGTGCGCTACTAATATGAGTTGCAAGCCAATCAGATAGTGTATCTACAGCGCCCTCGGCATAATGAATGCTTTTACCGCGCGGTGCATAATCACAATCTACAACAAAGACATATTGCTGATCAGCCTGCAATTGGTGTTTGATCACTTTATTTCTACTCCTTAGCCCGTAAACTCACGGGCTGTAATTGTAAATTGCGCTGGTAGCCAAAGTGCGCCTCCGACCTCCAACGCAGTTGCTGTTGAGAAATTACCATCTATATCACCAGTTACTTCAGCAGTACCTTGCAACGTGTCATCAGATTCCAGAGTACCAGTCACAATATCAAAAATTGATATTAAGCGGCTGCGGAGGGCATCTGGATCACCAGTATCCTTAGCAAACGCATCAATTTGAAACGTCCAATCTCGTGTGCGCGAACGCGAATTGCCAAAGCTATCAGGTCGCGAATGAATGCCAGTGACGTTCAACACTGCGCATGAACCACTCGCTCGTTCCAACACGTCGTAGGTTGCTTTAGTTACCATGTTACTGCCAAATGCGGAGGTAGCTGATAATAAAATAACTAATGCATCTAACATTGCCGAAGCACTCATAATATTCCCTTTATATTATTACCACAATGAACTGGTGACCTCACCAGTAGTCGGTCGATTTGAAATACGTATGACGGCACGATTAGTAGCGCGAATAATAATCTTCAAGTCATTGTCACCATATTTTAGCATGGCCCGATCTACAAAACGATTCGGCTTAGTAATACCTGGATGCTTATTGACACACGCTACCGGTTTACCACCAATAATACCAGGCCAGAATAATGCCTTCTTGAATCGTGGTAGAATGACACCAGTACCACCACTGGGTGGTCGTGTGCCTTCGGTTGTCCATATATATTTATATGGCGCATCAGTAACAATAACCCGTTTACCAACAGATTTAATACTCCGAAAGGATTCTTTAAGCTTAATTGGATGCCGCGCATCACGCCTATCCTGTGATGGCGCTTCTTTTCTAATCAATCGTAAGCGTTCA